TCCGCGCAACATGGGCGAAAGCAGTTCGGTGGTCTTGCGGGTAAACGAAGGCGAAAACTGCACCAGCTTCTCACTGGCCCGCTCGGCCACTTCGGTCGCGGTCATGTTGGTGCGCTCCATCGAGGCGAACATGCGGAACATATCCACATGCATGGCGGTGTTGATCGCGTTGGTCTTGCGGGCCTCGCGGTCGAGTCCGATGGAATAGTCGCCCGCGGTGGCCCACTCCTGCGGCAAAGCGTTGGGTTGCGTCGGGTCGTAATAAGTGACGCCCCCAGAGCGCAAATCGACTTCCCCTTCGTGCGTAGCTGGCATGAGGAGACGAGGGAACGCTTTGATCTCGGAGAGGGAGTCAAGTTGCTTGGCTAAAAAGTTGAGTTGGCGGGCTTCGGGCAAAGCCATCCATGCCGGAGACACTCCGTAAACGCCCTGCTGGCTTTTAACGTGGCGACCGGCGAAGAAGGGTTTCTCGTCGTAGCCACTGTTGCGGCAGACATGCTTGTTGCTCTGGTCAACGTAGACCGACGCCCAAGGCTTGTTCGGGCCGTCGGCCTTGTTGCGGTCGCGGTCGCTGTCCTCGCGCTTGTAGAGGGCATGAACGAAGCGATGCTTGACGGTGCCGCCCTTGCCGGTGCGCCGGATCTCGGCCAGCTTTTTCTGCATGGCGGGCGCAAGGTTGTCCTCGCCAAACTTGTCGGCGGCTTGCAAGACAGTGAGTTCCAGTTCGCGGAACACAGTGTCAATCAACCCCTCGTCGTTTTCGGCCAGTGAGTAGGTGCCGATGTCGAACTTGTGGAAAACGAGCGGGTGCGACATTCCTGCCTCAACGAACATGCAGTAGGTTCCGAAGACGGAGTCGTCATAATACAACTCATGCACTTCCGTATAAAGATTGCTGGTGGCCAAAAGCAACTGGGTCGCCTCGGAGCATTTGGCATACCATTGCTTGGCCTTGTCGCTCATCACGCCCTTGGGCGGCTCGTAGACAAACCACCGGCTGTCAGCAGGCGTGATATAGGCAAGCTGCCCATTGGCCAGCGTGGCCGCGGCTTGGACGGCAGAGGTGTCGAAAAGGACGTCGTAGCGCGAGCTATCCGGCACGCTGCGCTTGGCGCTGATCTCGGCTTTGCGCGGTAAGAAGTATTCGGCCAACTCCTGCCAATGCGTGTCCCATGAGGCACGCTCGGAACCCAAGTCTTGGTTGCGGGCAAGAACCCAGTCAGCGAGTTGGACGTTGTCTTTCATTTACCACATGTCGGGGTCGTTAGCCGCGGTAATCAGCAGGACAATGCCCACCGCAAAAACGGCCAGATGGAAAGTTAGCTCCATCCATTAGCCAAGGAGGCTGTTGGCTCCGGTGGCCGGATTGACGTAGCCGCCGGTTTCGCCCGCGAGGATCGACTTGCGGAACCCGCTGCGCTTGGCCGCGGCAGCGCGTTGCTGGTCGGCAGCGTCATTGGCTCCCATCGTCTGGGCTTCCGGTGGCGGGGGCGGCGGTGGCGGCGCGGGGGGAAGCGGAGGTGCTTCAAACTTGGGCATGGCCGGAGGCGCGGGAGGCGTCTTGGCCCCGCCGCCGAAGTGGCAGCGGCACGTTAGGTCAATCTTGGACGAGTGATAGTTTCGCATATTTTTGGATGAGTTTGTCGGTCGAAAAGAAAGTCAGCGGATGGCCACTCCTCTCCCATGCGATGAGCGGAAGATAAAAGGGTATGTGGCGCAAGAGTTTTTTGACTAAACCCTGCAAGCCTTGGTCGTCGGCCAAGGCAAAGGCGTAGACATACCATGCGTCCCAGTCCTTGCGCTGGAAGCTGCACCAGACGTCGTTGATCATCTCCTGCGGGGCGGCACTGCACACCGGACGCGCCATCATCACATACTCCGGCGTGCTAAAAAAACAGCCATGCGAGAGGTGCGCGAGCATGTCCTCTTCAAACGTCCGCGGGGAATCCGCGGTGTAGAGCATCTTGCACTTTTCGATGGGCGTCATCGTCTCACGATTGTCCTGCGGGTGAAGTCCAGATCGCGGATGCCGGTCGTGACCACGGTCGGGCGCGGCTTGGCGAAGCCGGTTTTCAGCATGCCCGCCATCTCGGCCTCGGCAATCATGCGAAGCGCGTCCGCGGCGTGGCTGGCCCAGTTGTGGACCGGCATGTTGACCACGATGCCGGTCGCGCTGCTGCGCTTGTAGGCGTAGTTGGCCAGTGCATCCAGCCCGCGCTCACAAGCTGGCAGGCGGAACGAGAACCGCGGGAACATTTGCAGGCAGGCATTGATCCCGATCCAGATGTCATGCGTCCGCGGCAGGACGCGCACGTTGGCCAGTCCGGCCTCGGTGTAGACTTGGGCGTCGGCCTTGCCGCTGGTTCGGGTCGCCGCGGCATCGTGAGGCAAGAAATGGTGCCCCAACGGGTAGCCCTTCGCCTGCATGTGGGCCACGCGCTGGACCGGCGTGAGGTCGAGGTCGAGGTCGCAGTCGATCACGCGGATCTCGTTGCCGCGGATGACTTGGAAATACCAAACGACCGTATTAACCGGCGAACCCAGATCCCACGCGGTGTGGACGAGTGTGCTGTTGTCGTATTTGAAGGCGGATATGGCACCGGAGGCGCGGAGCTTGTCCAGTTCGCCCGCGTAGATCGCGCCCTCCACCGGACTCTTGAAACATTCGTCGAGCGTGGTGGGGAACTCGCGGAAGATGAACAGGCCCAGTTGCCGCTGCTGGCGGTCATACCACAGGCGCTGCTGCGGCGTGAACGTGTGGCCGGTCGTGCGCTCCATGTCGTCGAGATAGGTGGCAATGGCCGGACTGATCGTGGCGACATCGCCCTCCACGCAGTAAGTCGGATCTTTCCACCACGGGAAAAACACAATGCGCCAGTCCTTGTCGGTCTTGTCGGCCTCCGGCGTCTCCAGCGCGGTTTTGACAATTTCCCAGAGGTGGCCCCCTCGCCCACCCTTCCAAGTGGTTTCGACAATAATCCGGCCATGCTCCGCGGACGGGATCGCGCCGGTCAGAATTTCCTCGGAGCGCCGCGGGTCGTCGGCTTGGATGACGCCCCACTCGGAGAGGTGCAGCCAGTTGTTGGTGCCGCCGCGTGCGCGTAGTCCGGCAAAGAACGACGACGCGGCCTCACCGGCCACGCTGACCTCAAGGATCGAACCGGAGTCACGCACCTTCTCAATGCACTGCAAGGCGACCGGAGGAAGATTGTCCAAGGCGATCTTGGCAATGGTGGCCAGCTTGCGCTCGGCATCCGCCGCGGTCTGATCGACAAGGCTGCACTGGGTTCCGGCGTTCCACAGCATCTGATCGGTCAGCAGGACGTCAAGCGCGGTGGACATGCCCAGACGCCGCGCCTTCAAAATGATGAGGCGCTTGACGCCCTCCTTGAACAGCATGTCGTAGACCCGCTGCTGCTCCGGCCTCGGCTCAAATTTGATGATCCTGCCGTCGTCGGCCCGCTTGATGTGGTAGAGGTTGCGGAGCCGCCAAAGCGGGTTGGCCAAGTCGTCGGTCGTCACGCCGGTTTGTCCGTCGCCTTGACGATGCCGCGGAAGATGCCGACGAACTCGTCGGTGACGTCATGCTTAACCTCCTGCTTCTCGGCCTCGGCCAAGCCAAGGAGCTTGACCAGTTCGCGGATGGCACCGGTGGCGGCACTGTGGTCGTTGTCTCGCCGCGCTGAACGGTAGGTGTCTTTTAAACAGGCGACCACTTCGATGATCGTCGCTTCCTTTAGGGTCATCCGCGTCTCGCGCACAATGGCGTTGGCCTCGGCAACATAGCTGCGGGCCGTCCGGTCGCAGACCTTGAAAGTAGTGCAAGTTTTGGCAAGCACTTCAGTGTAGCCGATGCCGCTCAAGATCCATTGAGCGACCTCGTCGATGCGCTTGTCTTTTTCGATTTGCGAAGTCATGTCGTGAATCTTTTCTACTCTGTTGGTCAAACTAAAACATTGACCGCGTTTTGATTAATTCTCTCTTATGTTTAAGTCCTCGTCTGCAAACAGACGTAAAGCCTTCATGCGGCTGCGCGGTTTTCGCCACTTGCGAATAACAAACGCACTCTTTGCGATGTCTTCCAACCTTTCTCCACCTCCGCAAATCCATTCCTTGCACTTGTCCGCAATGTGCGAGCAATCAGTTTCCCAGTTTACGACAATGACCGGCACCCCCATTGATCTGTATCGCGTAAGCTGAAACGTGTTTTCTCGCGCCTTGCCTTTTTTGCACTCGATCACGCCGTAAAGCCTGCGCTGATCTTTGATCGCAATGTCCAATCGGCCCGCTGGACTTGTCCATTCCAACTCGCACGGCACTCCGGCGTCTTGCAGGCGTCGATAAACGTCAAATTGCAATGTGGCTTCTGACTTCATTGCTTACCATGTGTGTTCGATGACGCTGAAGTCGTCCTGCGGCAAACAGCAGCATGGCTCGACATCGTTGGGGTCGTTGCGGTCGGTGCGCCCGCCCATTTCAATGCGATAAGCCATTGGCGTCTTTAGGCGGTGCGCGTAAATGCCGTCGGACAACCCGAAAACCACATAAGCCGGAAGGTTGGTGTCGGCGGCGAATTGCATAAGCGCGGACACTCGGCCCAACGAGAGCCAAAGGTGTGGGTATTGTCGCAGCGAGATTGTGTGTCTCGCCTTGATTTCCACCCACGCCCTTGGCGTCCCGTTACGAAAGGCCAAAAAGTCCACCTTGTAGAACGTAGGAGTCTTTTGCAGATCCCAGCCCCACTTGGCGGCGACGACAGCGGCGACATTGGCCTCGCGCTCGACGTCGTTGGCTTGTTCGTATTTGACCATGATCAGAAGGGAATGTCGTCGTCCGGCGCGTCAGTTGTCCGCGGTGCCGCCGGTTTGCCCTTTTCCTTTGGTTGCCACGGCGGGCCAAACTTCAGCGAGAGGAAGTCCTTCCCGCTTTTGCTCGTTTGCTCCCAGATGCTAATCTCGTAGTCGCGGCCTTCGATTTTAACGGGGCCAGACCACTTGGGCGCTTTGGGGTTGTCGCTTTGGCGCGGGAAAGCCGCGCCTCGGTTGTCGTCGTTGTATTGCATGGTGTTGGTGTTGTGTTGATGTCGAGCGTCCCGTTGGGGAGCGCCCAGATTTGTTCGGATCGGAAATGCACAAACGCGCCGTCGCGTTCCATGACGACCGTCCAGATGTCGTTGGCCAGATTGCTCTCGCGGGACACGATGATCGCCCAGCCATAGCCAAGCGGCGTGTCAACGGGGAACGGCTTGTTTAGTTCCAGCATCATGGGAAAAATGTGACGGCGCTGGGCTTCGCCATATTTGCGTATTGCGTCGTGTGCCGCATACGCACGCCGTCAAAGAATGCGGAGCGCAGACGTTGGGCCACGGCTGCGCCCCTCGGATGAGCGTCGGTAAGACCCTTGTCCCTTCCCGCTCCTCCTAAAGAGTTCCGGCGGGTCGCGGATAGCGCAATACCGCGACGGCCCCC